CTTTGTATAATTTATCGCTAATAACAACAGCTGGAATTGCAGTTTTACTATTTGTTTTCCATAGCCACATAGCAGCTACCGGTTTTTCTTTATAAACCATAAAACCTCCTAACCCATTTTCAGGAAGAAAATCTCTTGGAAAACCTTCTTGATTATATTGTTTATACCACTGCGGTATAATATCCCAATCTGATTCAATTAAATTTCTAATTTGTAATTTCATATTATTGACTTGAATAAACTGTTTCTGAATTAAGAGCAAAAAGTTCAGCTTTGTTAATTGATTTATCCACTGGTAGCTTTAAGCGAATACGCATAAATGTACCTTTTGTCCCAGCAACAAGTTTAGTTGCATCTGCAACAACAGCACCGCTAGAAACTTTATATGTTGTTTCTTCTGACACTATTGGTGCAAAATATTTACCTTCTTTTTCTTTAAAAGGAAATTTTATTATTGTACTCATTAAGCAGTTTGTGTTATAGTTAATGTATGTTGAGTAAGCCCTGTAACGCGAGCATTAGCATTAGTAACTTTTACCGCAGCAGTTCTAGTGCTACCTGTAGTGTTATCTAAAACATTAATACTAACCGGATAATTTTGCCCACCTAAATTAGTGTTATCGGGATCAACAGTTATTTGAGCTTGATAAGACCCATTAAAAGTAACCCAATTTTCATCAGTTTCAAAAGTAACTGGTACATTTGCTTTTTCAGCAGCAGTATCGCCAATTACTAAAGAACTATTGCCGCTTGCGGCAAATGAATGTGTTGCTACAATGGTCCCCATTGCGGCAGTATCTGCTACACAATCTGTTATAGTAGATGTGGCTGTAATACTTGCTAACTGGGGCGGTAAAGTAATTGTAAAAATTAAATTTTCTTGAGTAGAGTTTAGTGTTTTTACAATTTCAACGCCAGGTGTGTTATATGCAATTGAATTACCATCAGATACAAATACTTTTGTAGCATCTGTAGTTGTAAAAGTTAAAGTAGCTTTTCTGCTATTTAAACTATAAGGGCTTGCTTTATAGGCCACATTAACACTATTACCGGATAATATAGACAAAACGCCTGATGCAGGCGTAGCCCATGTTAATTCAGGTTGAATATTAATTACTCCACTGGTTGATAAAATATCAGAAGTAGTAGTCGTGGTAACTGTTAAAGGAAACTTTAGTACAGAATTATTATTTGTTTCTTCGCTAGAAAAGTTTTTCTTTCTGGTCTCTCCACCCATACCACTGTGATTGGTGCAATAATAGTACAAAGTAAGCGGCGTAGTAGTATTAGATTCAGCAACTGTTATTTGCGTATATGCACCAGCAGATCCAGGGGTGCCCACTGAAGCTACGTCTGTAGTAAATTCTACACCGCCACCGTGAGTCCCATCCGCTGTTATGCTAAATCTTAAAGGGTGACCAGAATTAGTGCTATCTTCTTGATTTATCCTTACTACAGCTCCTTTTGTTAATACAATTTTATCTTGTTGAATATATCCATTATTACTGGTGCTTTTAGCAATTGCGTATTTATTACTTCCTGAATATGCTATTACTTTAGTATAATAGTTAATAGTTTTTGCTTCCCATATATTATATGTTGAAAATAAATTTATATCAGAATTTATTTCAGCGGGGTCTACATAGTAATTATTATTAGCCTGTACTGTAACATTTAAATTATAATTACCAGTTGCAGTATAGGTTTGTAATCCAGGGCTTACGCTTGCATTAGATAAAGTATCTGCAATTGTAACACTTAACAAGCTTATTGCGTATTCAAGCGAAGCACCCACACCTGCTATTGTAACATTTTTAGTTTCTGGGTTTAAACCAGCAATATAAGATACTTTAAAAATTAAAGAGTTATCTATAATTTCATTAGGGCTTACAATTGTTAAGCCAGCATCCCCAGTTAAAGTTATATCCGTAGACGTGTTAAAAGAAAAATCAGAATTTTTTGGCTTTGCACTAATTACCCACTGTATAATATCTCCTTGTTTAGCATATATTGAGTTTTCTCCCGATATAATACTATTGTCGGCTGCACCTGTTGTTTGAAGACTTATTATATTATAGCTTTCTAAAGAAGGGGTATTCCCAACCGAAGAAATATCTGTTGCCATAAAATCTAATTCCCAACCGCTAGTACCTTCGTAACTTATGTTATTAAAAGTTTTTATTGTTGAAGGACTATCGTTTAATATGGGTTCTATATAAGACTCTGCGGCTGTAGCTCCATAAAAGGTATTTCTATTTATAGAATCATCGTCGTGTAGCCATAGTCTGCCTCCGTTAAAAGTATAATATTTATTATTTAAACTTAATCCCTCTTCTTGTTTATAAGATTTAAAACTAGCCCAGCCTTGAGCCGATTCGTCAAAAGATATAGTTAAATAATTATCTGTAGCAGTAGCAACATTTGTGTCATCAAAACCGCTATAGCCTTTACCTATTAAAGTTAAATTGTATAGGTTGCTGTATTCATCGTAAGAGCCTATTACAGTATCTGTTTTAGATAAAGCATCTCTAAAAAAGTCACTCATACCCATATTAGATATTTCAACTAATCCGTTTTGAGATAGTCTCATAACGCTACCCCTGCTCTTGTCCGTAAAATATTTAGCATAGCCGTAATACGCAAAAGATTGAGGATCTTTAGAAATACCAAATTCACCCGCATAAGGTGCAATAGTACCTAAAAATTGACTGTTTGTTGTAACAGGTATCGCCCCTCCCTCGGCAGAATAAATAAAATCTTTATTCACAGGCGATCTAGATATTTTATCTTCTTGAAAAATTACTATTTGAGTATCATCAGCAAATAATTTTTGTATTGAACCGTCTTGGGGGTCTAAAGATATTGTTAATCCTCCCTCCGCTTCATTAAATTGATTTATATAATTTATATTTGTTCTTGAGTTAAATAAGCCACTAGAATGTATTAAAGTATTAAATCTTCTTTCTTCAGCAAAATTTTCTTTTACAACGTATGCTCTTACCCCTACATCAAATGCTTTTTCATTAAAGCCGGCTCTTAACCTGTTTATTTCAATGTGTGTATTAGAATCAAAACTTAATAAATAGCAATTATAAAATTGTATATCAATTGCGGTAGTTGAAAGAGTGGAAACTAAGCCCCCTGTTGAAGTTTCAAAAAATATGTCTAAATCCGAAGTAAAAGGCTCTGTTTCAAAAACACAAATTCCCGTTGTAATAGTATCTGTAGGCACATTTGCTGTCCCTGACGGATTATTTATAGATTGAACTTTTGTTAAAGAAGCTGTTGTTTTATTTGCAGCATTTAGTATTTTTGGGTATACCGCAACATCACAAGGGGATATAGTACCGCTTGTGCTAGGTGGTATAATTGCCGTTTGATCTCTAGGTATCTTATTTATACTATCACCAAATCTATTAACCGTATCAAGTGAAGCTATATTTGAAATCCAATTATAATACTCTTGTTCTCTTTGTTTTACAACTATTCTGTAAGAATAAACCCAGTCTATAGATTTTAAAAGGTCTATTGTTGTTTGATCAAAAGTTACTCTTAAAGCTTGAAATGCATTTGTTGCATTACCTTGTTTTGCATCTAAAAAAACAGTGTCTTTACCACTTTCCGATAACAATACAGGCGTTTGTCTTCCAAATTTATCAACAAGAACAACACCAACTTGATATGTTCTTCTTGATTTTACAGACATGTTAACGTCTAAAGCTGTAAATTTTGCATCACTGTCTGAATGAGCTGTAACTTGAAATCTTAATTGTGGTATATCAAAGTTTTGTAAATAATTACCATATATTAATTTTCCACCTGCTAATTCTTGAGACATAGCAACTCTTGGCACCGCATCTGCTACTCTAGTAAGTTGGTCAGCAGGCAATGTCTTAAAGGGGTCTTGAGATTTATAAAAAAAGTTTACGCTTTGTTCTGTTGTAATAACTTTATTTTCTACAACATATAAAGTTCCGCTACCTGTTTCCTTATAAACTAATTCTACTCCAGTTATACCAAAATTTTGTGGAGTTGGAACAGTTAATTGCACCGATTTTATAGCATTTACAAATGTTTCAATTTCACCAAAGTTTTGTATAGAAGATGAAATTGAATCGCTATTGCCTAATCTTGAAAAGCATATAGGCGTAAAGGGTGCTAATATACTATATTCACCGTCTTCAAACTTATACCTGTAAGAAAATCTTACTAATTTATTTTCTAAAAAATTTGAAGTGATTACAGTCCCGTCTTCATTAACATTAGATACACCTATTATAGTAGGCGCAGAATAAGGAGCATACTTAGCAATAGATATAACATTATCAATTGTAGTTAAAGTAGCCTGATTGTATCTAGTGTTATTGTTTCTGGCAGTTTCAACATTTATTTTTCTTGGTGGATTTCTATTGTCAGTAAAGAATAATAATTCGTCTACTAAATTTACGCCTGTTATAGGAAAATCTTGATGAAAGTTTAAAGAGGGGTTATCTACTAAAGTTATAGTTTTGTTTGATTTTTGATCGTATTCTATAATTCTGTGATTGCCTTCTAAAACTCCATTAAAGCTATTATTTGTAGTAACAAAATAATAAATTTTTTCATTACCGTTATCTCTATATTTACCTATGGTTTTTAAGCCAGAAAGACCTTGATTGTTAACTATTAATTTGTTACCAAGTATATTTTCAACAGCGCCTATATCTGCGCTTTCAGACTTACTTACATTTATATTTAATGCTTCTCGATATTCACCGGGCTTTAGCATTTTATCATCTAAATCGCGATTCATTCGACTCGCGTTAAATAGTCTTTTTATTTCTGGCATATGTTAGTGTTTAATCCATTTGGATTTGCCTCTAAGCACTTGTGTTAATTCTTCAAGTTTTATATTGCTAAGCCTAAGCTTTGCATTACGCATTTTTGCTGCAGCTTCTTTTTTGTATAGAGCAGCTGCGCCGGCGGCAGAAGGCCTTATTTTAGAAAGGTTGTATAGCATATTTGCATACACGGCGTCTTCGGCAAGTTTTGGAACTAATACGTTGTCGAAGTTGCCATTGTCTCCAAGCCCATCTGATATGTATTGTATTGAAATTAAATCTCCTTCGCTAAAAACAGAATCAAAATATATTTTTCCAGCCTCTATATCTAAAAGGTAAGTGCCATTTGAGTTTTGTCTTTCTGGTTCTGACCCATATCTTGTTATATAAGTATCTTCATTATTATCGTCAAAATAATTTTCAAAGGTTTTCTTTTGCAAATCAACTTTAGATTTTTGAAATCTACTAGCTGTTTCTGATATTTCGCTAAAAGTCAAATTACCATCTTGATCATATATATATTTAAAATCTTGGTCTTGAGCAACAGATTTAGTAGCTTTACTATTTTTTGAGTTTTGTATTGTACGATGATTACCTTCGTTATCTACAGAAGCTATCTTAACAAAGTTTACATAGTCTGAAGGTAAAGAAAGCTGTAAAGTTGAGCTTAACTCAACTTCTATATTTTTTTCTGCATGAAAAATATCATAACTAAATTCTTGTACAGACCTTTGCGCCCAAAAAGCCACTTCATATCTTGGAACTTTTGTAAGAATTTTATCATCACCTATATACCCAACAATAAAATTATTTATAATATCATTTAAGTGTACTCTACTATAATAGCCGGGAATTGCTGTTCCTGTTCCGCCGTCTAATGCAGAATAATTATCTACGTCTAAAGGTTTTCTTGATATTGCCATTATTGTTCAGTTGCTTGTATTTGTTGTTCTTTGCCTTGTGCAAAACCAGCTATATCAGCTTGTTTTATAACCACTCCGGCTAACGTAAGTATTTTGTATATTAGTTCAGAATATTCGGATACATGGATATCAAAATTTAATGACTTTGCCGTAGCTGAATAACTATCAGTTGTCGGATCAAAAACAGTTGAATCGTATATAGGCTCGTTTGGCACACCCGCAGCTAATTGTGTAGCTGTAGGCATTATATAACCCCATTTAGGTGTATTAGGAGCTTTTAAATACTCTATATTAACTCCTGAAGCTATTGTACTAGGATATATTCTAACAGCGCTACCAACTATTGTATAAACCGGTTGAGTTGCTACAGGGTAAGTTAGTGGGGATAGGTTTATAAACTTAACATCTTTATGCGAAATAAAATCCGCTTCTATGCTATTAACTTGCACACTACCTAACTTATAAAAATCACTAGGAAAAGCCCATACACCATTTGATTGACTTAAATCACCGCTTTTGTAAAAAATGTTTATTTTTTCAGCAGTAGTAATTATTGGGTCTGAGAAGTCAGCATTGTATAATCCACCGGCCTCATACATTAATTGCTTATTAAAATAACTTTCAAATATTTCATTTTGAGCTATATCTGCCAACCTATTATATTCTTCAGGCGTTATATATCCTCTATTATCTTTATTAGCAATAGTAAGTACGGTTTGATATACGTCGTTTATATTTACCATGTTTTGTTTATTGATTAGTGAGCATAAGGTTAATTTCTTACCTTACGCCCTTTTATTACGAAATTTTTTTCATAATAGACTTCATTAAGTCAACGCCCTCGTCTGTTTTAAAATAAGCGGCTAATGCGCCATAAGGATGTTGATCAAAAGGCACTGTCATTACCTTTTTACCGTTTGCTAATTTAAATGTAGTTCCATCATCTGTAAGATTTAATATACCAATTTCAACTGCTCTATTTGCTAAGTTTCTTAATTTAATATCTTCGTCTTGGGATAACTCTATAAATAATGCAGGGTCATTTTGAGCAAACCTATAAGCATCTCTTTTCAATTCTTTAGATGTCATATCTGCCACTGTAGAGCCTAATTCTGTTCTCATAATAGCTTCTAAGTGTTCAATATCTAAAGTTTTAACTAAGTTTAATGCTTCTAATTCAAGTTCTAAAGTTTCAATTTCATCAGATGCTTCCGCAACTTCATCAATTTCTTGCCATAAATCACCCACGTTCGGATGATATATAGACAAAAGCTTTTGTAAAGCTTGCTGTTGTCTTGGTACTTCTAAAACTCCATCTAAAAATGTAACATGCCCCAATGTAACGTACCCCTCTTGTTCGCCTACAAACAAAGATTTTTGATTGGTAGCATATCTTATTTCTTTATTTTCACCAGTATTTTCATCAAACCAAAATAAAGGTTTTCTTAATGTATGCTTAGACTGAATTGTCCAGCTTATTGGTGATCTATTTTGCGATAGAACATATACTCTATCTTTTATTTCCCACCCTTTTTCAGGGTCGGCTATTCTTTTTTTTGCTTGTGTAGTCATAATATAATATAATAAAATTAAAAAAGAGGGTAAGGGCAGCCAAAGCCGCCCATCCTCTAGTAATAATTATGCTTTAAATAATACAAAGTTATTAGCACCTTGTACAATTAAACATCTTTCAGATAAGTAGTGCATTCTCATTTCATCAATTGGTGATGAAGAAGCGCCTCCCACAGATCCAGTAACCCAAGACTTCATTTTTCTATTTTCAGTCTCAGAAGCTCTATAACGTATATGTAAGAAAGGTCTTTTAATGTTTTTTCCAAGAACTTGGTCATATACCGTTGAGGTACCAGCCGGAACTAGCACACCTTCAATGTCTTTAAAACCACCTCTTGTTGAAAAATCATTTAGATATTTCCAATCAGTTTTGTAAAAATCATAAGAACCTCTTCTGTATCCAGTAAATCCTAGATTAAGAGCCATATCCTCGCTATTGTTAAATACACCGAAAGAAGTACCTCCAGAGTATCCACCATTTTGTTGTGCAAGAATATCGTCAATTTCTAAAGAAAGATCTCTTCCTAAGAAAAGCATATTTTCTTCAATAGCACCCTGCTTATCTAGTTGCTTAAGAACAGCATCAAAATCAGTTAAAGCACCACCTGAAACTTGCGCGCCAAAGTCAGAGTATACATTACCTCTAGCCTCAACAGCTTCAAAAAATCCTTCAGTACCTTTGGCTGTAGCCGTAATACCTGAATCATAAAAGTCTAGAGTAGCTCCAGTGTTCAATTGCTTGACGCCTTCAACCATAGACATTTCTAAATAGTCTTCCCAGCGTAGCCTGTTTTCGTGCTCAGACTTTAGATACCATAGGTACCCAGAAGCCCCATTTTCAGAAGTAACTTCAATCCAACCAATCTGAGCAGTATCAGAACCATTAATTGAATAGTGCTCCTTAAGAATAATAGGAGAGTTGGTAAATGTAGCGTAGCTAGGATCTAGCTTTTCGTTAAAGTTACCAGTACCTTTTGCAAATTCAGATCCATAAGCAAGAGCTGTGAATCTTTGTGCAGTTGTAATTGCAGGCACACCTCCTAAAGATTTAACTTGGAAATATTGTCCGCTTACATTAGTTACGATACCTTTTATCATTGCCCCAGTTCCACCTACAGCTGAAGTAGCTGAAGATTGAGCTTGAATCATTACTGTTTGTCCTTTACGGAAATTAACAGCAGTAGTTCCTTGAGAAGTAATACCTAAACTTGTTGGCTGTGCAGTTGGAACAAAAAAGTTTCCAACGTTACCACCTGTAGTTACAGCATTAGCCGTGGCAGGAGTAGTTCCTGTGGTAGGCATTGTGCCAGCATTACTTAAATAAATGATATTTGCATATCTTGTGTGCAATCTACCTTGCTCAGTCCAAATGATTTGGTCTGAAGTAGATGGCATCTCCGCTGATACCATACGAAGAAAAGAACCTATAGATCTGTTTCCATATCTTTCAACTTCTTGTTCGTATACATCAGGTAAAAATTGTTGTGCCCACTGATTAAATGAGCTATCTGTAAAATCAATATAGTTACCAGTATAAAGAGCTTTGCTTTGAGTTGGTTGCAAAGCTGCTGGTATTCCACTTGTAAAAGCCATTTTTTAAATTTTAAAAATTATTTATTCCATTTTATGCGCAACCTATTTGAGGAATCGTTTTCAACAACTCTAACTTTACTATTTGGGTTTTGCACAGCAGAATTGTCGCTGCGGGGGCTCATATCAATATTTTTAGATTTTTTTACTGTTTCTTTTATAGCATCGGCACGGCCTTGCTCATAAAAATGGGCTGCTAATTTATCAGCATTCCTTCCAGCAAATAAAGCTTTATGATAATCACCAACTTTTTCCATTTCACCTTCTTTATTTAAATAAGGCTTAATAAAATTGTCAATTGTTGATTGAGCTGTTTTTACTCTTTTTGTATCGTCTACTTTGAACCTATATTTTTTCTCTCCAACTTTAAAGTCAAAACCTTTGAATTCTTCACTAAAGAAATTATTTGTTCTAGTATCAAATGTATTTTTTAATTTTTCTGCTCTTTCCTGTATTTTAGTTGCTTCGTTATAAAAGTCTTGAGCTTCTTTGTATTCTTCAGGTACTTCATTTTGCTTTCTTAACTTAAGATCTGCATAGTATTTTTCCTTTGAATCATTAAAATGCTTTTGAGCTTTATATAATTCTTCTTTAAATGCTAATTGTTTTGCTTTAATTTCGGAAGGTTCTGCAACCTCTTCATCATAAGCAAAATCTTTTTGCATTAAAAAATTAATATCCTCGTTGTTTAAATGAGGTTTATTATTTTTATAATATTCATAAACTAATGTGGTATTATCCATTTTAGAATAGTCTCTATTAAGATTAACATAATCTTCTAAAGTACCATTCGTATCTTGCATAAACTCTACTAGCTTTTGAACATCTTCTGGGTATTCGCTTGTTTGTACAACATCTTGTTCAACATCTTGTACAATTTCTTGTTCAGATTCTTCTACAATTTCTAACGCTTCTTCTTCTTTTTCTTCACTTTGTTCGGTAAGCTCTTCAATGCTTTCTTGCTCGTTTTCTTCACGAACTTCTTCGCTAGCTTCGGATTCGTTGCGTACAGATACCTCATCTGCGCTTTGCTTTTCACTGGCATTAGTTTCTTGTGTTGGTGGAGTATCAATATTCACGCGGTATACACCGTCATCTTGAAACCCATAGTTAGAATCTACTTCTCCGCTTTCAACTGCTTGATCTAGTACAGCGGTTTCTTTTTCTTGTGGTGAGGTTTCTTCTTTAGCCTCAACCGTTTTTACTTCAATGCTTTCTTCCATAAGATATAATATAATAGTTTAATTTATTTTGCTTCAAACCTAGAAAGGTCAAACCCTCCTAACACGTCATTGCCTTTTGACTCAAATGACTTTTTTGGTTTTTCTGTTTTAGGTGGCCCAGCTATAGAACTTACTGATATTTTTTTATCAGCAATTCTTTCTTGCGTTTCAGATTGTTTTTCAACTAATTCTTTTTGCGCAGATAATTCTAATTCTTTTAATTTTACATTAAGATCATATTCAAACTGCATAAGTTGCTTTTTTGTTTCAGCTTCAAACTGCATTTTCTTAATGTTCAATTCATTTTCGGCAGTTGATATTTGGATAGCAGAATCAGCTTTTACTTGTGCAGCTTGTGATTTTGCATTTTCAATACCAATTTGTGCTTCGCCTTGAGCTTGAGCTTGGGCTACAGACGCTGCTTGGGCAGCTTGTTGGTCTACAGCTTGTTTCTTTAATCTTCTAAACTTAAGTAGCTGATTGGCTAGTTTAATGTTCCTAACTTCTCTTATGTCAATAGCGTCTTCTAAAAATAT